CAATTCCTTCTCCAGCTAAATTAGCTCCAGTTCCAAAACCACCACCACTATTTTGCCCTGTTCCCCCATCAGTACCCAAACCAACATCTACACCAGATCCAATTTTAATATTATCCTCACTATTATCTCCTAACCCCGAACCATCTATTGTACCTCCCGAAGATGGATCTATTCCAGAACTACCTCCAGCATCTTGTCCAGTTCCTAAATCTGATATAAAGGGAGAATCCACTCCATCTACTTGAACTTCTGCCCCCGAACCTGGGGGGATGTTGATTTGGATTCCATCTCCTAATTCAAATCCATCACCTCCTTCTGTAATAATAACATCCCCTAATTGATTATTTTGAATAATTATGTTACCTACTGCTCCATTTCCTAATTGAACATCTGTATAAACTCCATTGGGGTATCCTCCACCTCTTCCTGTTACTTTAACCCTATTAATTCCTCCTTTATTTAAATTTCTATTTCGAATTCTACCTTGAGCATCTAAATCAACATCAAAATCACCAAGATTATTCCCACCAGTATTTTGAGAAACTCCAATTTCTTGTACCGAAAGAAGCATACCATCACCTTTAACTTTTTTCTTTTTGATTTTTCTAAGAATTCTCTTTTTTAAGTCAATTGTTTCTAAAAGTTCTTTTACATCTAATTTAGTTTTTCCAAATTTTCCTTTTTTAACATATAAAAAATTAGGAGATTTAAAACCCTTAGATGGATCAAATAATTGAGTACTGTACCCGTCACCTCCATCAGTTACTGTTACTTTAACTACCTCTTTCTTTTTAACTTTAATAGTAGCTCTACATCCCTTACCATCACCCCCTTTAAGTTTTACATCCTCATAAGTTCCATTTTTATACTGAGAGCCTGGGTTTTCTATTTTTAGTTTTAGTACTGGTCCTCTAAGAACTTCACCAGGAGTGCCCCCTTCTCCATTATTTCCCCCTCCACCTCCAATAGGAGTAACACAAGCTGCTATAGCACCATCTAAATTACTTAAAACAGATATTAAAGCTGTTATAGCAGTTAATACTATTCCAAGGGGAATTAATAATCCATCAATTTTAGCTTTTAAAGGTGGGAATCTAGGAGCTCCATCTTTTTTATTAATAGCAGCATTTAACCCATCACCTAAGGCTCCAATACCTGCGGGAATAGCACCCGGAGATATGGGAATAAACCCAGCAACAACTTGTACTATTTGTTTAACTACCTTAACAACATTAATAAGAGTTACGATTACACCTAAAGCTGTTGAAGCTACAGTTAAAGCATTTACAAGATTATTAATTAAATCTGCAATTTGGTTAGCTTCATCGATTATATTATTTCTTTTATCTATAATTTTTTGAAGTGCAGATGCTGGGGGGCATAAATCTTCAAATTTAACTACTTCTCTTACTAAGTTTGGGAGTTGTTTATTAACTATTTTAAGACCTTTATTTAAAATTATAGGTCTTAATTTACTTATATCTTTTAACTTTAAATCAGAGGGAATAGACCCCTTAACTTGGTTTACATCTATTCCAAAAGTAGGGGGGTTGAAACTCCCGAATGAAGGTGGTTGAATAGGCATTAAACGGTAAAGTTTTGTTTGGATCTACATTTATTTTCTAAATCAGGAATTATAGTATTTTTTAGTATAAATGATAATTGTTTTGCTGTAGATGCCTGAGCAGAAAGTTCATCTAAAGGTACTAAATTAAACAATTCCATCCATTTAGATAATTCACTAAAAAATTGAGATAATACAGCTACCGTTTGATCCCCTAATAAAACAGGTTCTTCAGCATCTTTATCTCCTAAAAATATAGCAGTACTATTTATTATAACCTTAGAGGTATCTACATTAACAGCAGAAGGACTTTTTAAATTAATAGAATCTTTTCCTGCTATAATTACATGATCCTGTTTAGCATTAAATACTAATCTTCCTGAATTAAGGATTATTTGATCCCCTACAAATTCTTTAGGAATTAAAGGAGTAGCATTTTCTTCATAACTATCATAATCCTCACTTGAAATTTCTAAGGGCAATTTTTGCCCACTAGCTAAGTAAATAGAAGATTTATCATTATTTATATCTTCTGGGAGGGGCACCCAAGGGTCTTCTGTGATTCCTTCTCTTTGCCCGTTTCGGATAATAGTTAAAGGGTCTCCATTTTCTCCTTCAGTAGACCATTCATTATTTTTATCTTTAACAGTACTTCCTAAACGG